AAATTCCAGCAGTGTCCCGTGCAGGGCGTTAATCTGTGCTGTCCGGAACCTCACCAGTTGTCTGCGCGAACGGTGCAGAACTAGCACCGACTGCTGCTCTTCGGTTTTTACTGCTATCGCCTTACCGGGTTGCTGTACTGCCATCCAGATAGCACGGGCATCCATCACGTCGTTCTTGTTACCCATGACGAACGCCTTTACAAACCGCCCCTGCATCAGCCGGACTTTATGGCCCAGCTTTTCCAGTTCGCGCGCCCAGTACTGAGAGCCTCCGCAGGCTTCCATACCAATCAGGCAGGGCTCCCGGTTACTGAAGAACGCAAGAAAATCCTTGCTGCGAAGCTGCTTATCCACCACTTCACCTGTGTACTCATTGATGAAGTGAACCTGAATCAGATGTTTTGCGATATCAACGCCAATCGGTGTATATTTCATTTTGTGGAGTCTCCAGTCTGAGGGAGCATATGCATCCCGTATTGGGCACTATGATGCCGGAAATCTGTGAGGCTCCACATCTCACTGTTCATCTTTTGTGCACCCAGTCAATGTTAGGTGGGATGCGTTCATGACATTTCCTTTGGTTTGCTTCAGACACAGTATTGCGGATCTAAAAAAATGCGGCGACAGGGGCAATGCGATTGAATTCGGATATGACGCATAACCGAATTAAACCGAAGTTAGCCGGACGTAAGGAGAAAGTTAGCCCTGCATAATGCGGGCTAAGGAATCAAGGATAGTCAGGAAAAGGAAACATGGCGAAATATTCTGATGAATTAATCAAGGTGGCGAAGTCGCTGTATCTGCGCCGCTATACTCCGGCTGAAATTGCCAGTGAACTCAATCTGCCCAATCGACGGATTGTGTACTACTGGGCGGAAAAGTGGCACTGGGCGGATATGCTCAGCCATGAAACTGTGCAGGAAGCGATTACACGCCGGGTTGCTCTGCTCAGTGAACGCAATGATAAAAATGCACTGGAGCTGGACGAACTCGACCGCCTGATTGCCCATCATGTCAAACTGATGGCACAGGAAAATAAGCACCAAGAAAAACTGGCCGATATTAAAGCACGGGCGCAATCAGGCCATGAAGGTGATGATGTTGCCGCCGGGAACGGCGAGCCGAAGAAAAAGAAACGTTATCGTAAGAATGATATTTCGGCATTGACGGAAGAAGACTTCCAGACCTTTGTTGATAATAACCTGTTCGGTTACCAGAAGCATTTACGCAACAATATCGCCAAACGACTCAGAAATATTCTCAAGAGCCGACAGGTTGGGGCGACGTGGTACTTTTCCTTTGAAGCCTTTGAGAATGCGGTGCTAACAGGTGATCCTCAGATATTCATGTCCGCTTCCAAACCGCAGGCCGAAGTGTTCCGCTCCTATATTGTTAATATTGCTGAACAGTTTTTCGGTGTGACACTGACCGGAAACCCAATCCGCCTGAGCAATGGCGCAGAATTGCGTTTCTTATCAACCAACAAGAACACCGTTCAAGGCTATGCCGGGCATTTGTATTGTGACGAGTATTTCTGGGTGCCTGACTTTAAGCGCATGAATGAAGTTGCCTCTGCAATGGCCACCCATGACCGCTGGCATACCACCTATTTTTCTACGCCCAGTGCCAAAACTCACCCAGCTTATCGGTTCTGGATGGGTGACGAATGGCGCGGTAGTGATGCTAAACGTAAGAATGTAGTATTTCCTACTTTCAATGAGATGCGAGATGGCGGTCGCGATTGCCCTGATGGGCAATGGCGTTATGTCATTACGTTGGAAGATGCCATCAAGGGCGGCTTTAACCTTGCCAACATCGACCGGCTGCGTAATAAGTACAATGCAGATACCTTTAACATGCTCTATATGTGCCAATTTGTGGACAGCGGTGCCTCCGTCTTCAAATACCATCAACTGGAAAAATGCGGCACTGATATCAATCTCTGGGAAGATCACAACCCCAACGCCCCGCGCCCGTTTGGCGAGCGTGAAGTCTGGGGCGGCTTCGACCCTGCCCGCTCTGGTGATACCTCGACCTTTGTGATTGTGGCTCCGCCATTGATGGCAGGCGAAACCTTTCGGGTACTGGCCACATTCTACTGGCAGGGCATGAACTGGAAGCATCAGGCCAAACTGATTGAAGACCTGTTCAAGCGCTACCGCTTTACCCATATCGGCATTGATACCACGGGGATTGGTCACGGGGTTTATGAGATGGTGCAGGACTTCGCCCCACGGCAAACCCACGCCATTCACTACAGCCAGCAAAGCAAAAATCAGTTGGTCATGAAGATGATTGATGTGGTCAGTGAAGAACGCCTCGAATGGGATCAGGAACAAAAAGAAATTCTGGCCTCTTTTCTGGCCATACGGCACACCACCACAGCCAAAGGCGGCGCCATGACCTTTGTCGCTGACCGTTCGCAGGAAACCGGACACGCTGACGTGTTCTGGGCAATCGCCCATGCCCTGATGAATGAACCGCTCAATTACGAGAAAAAACGCACCTCTAAATATACATTTTCAAAGGCAGCATGATGAGCAAAAAAAAGTTAAGGAAAACGGCAAAAGCACCCCAGACAAATCACCCTAAACGGAAAATGAGCCTGATCACGTTGGGTAAACCAGAGCCAATACTTACCACCATGACGGATTACCAGAAAATCTGGTATGACAATGATTATGATCATTACACCCTGCCGATTGACCGTCTGGCGCTGGCACAACTGACCAACATGAACGGGCAACATGGCGGCGTTCTCTATGCTCGCCACAATATGATTGCCTCCGATTACCTCGGTGGCGGGCTGACGCATGAGCAATTTAAGTCGGCGATGATGAATTTTCTAATTTTCGGCGATGTGGCGATCCTGAAAGTGCGCAATTTTTGGGGTGATGTGGTGAGACTGGCGGTGTTGCCCTCGCTTTACCTGCGCCGCCGTAAAGACGGGGATTTTGTGGTATTGCAGGAAGGCGAGTCCTTGATGTATGCCCCCGAAGAGGTGATTTTCATCAAGCAATATGACCCACAACAACAGGTTTACGGCTTGCCGGATTATATCGGCGGTATCCATGCAGCCTTGCTTAACTCGGAAGCGACCATTTTCCGCCGCCGCTATTACCACAATGGTGCTCACACGGGCGGCATCATTTACACCAATGACCCGAATATCTCCGATGAGACCGAAGAAGAAATTATTTGGAAACTGCAGCAAAGTAAGGGTATCGGTAACTTTGACACCTTATTTGTGAATATTCCCAATGGTGACCCGGACGGCATTAAGTTTATTCCGGTTGGCGACATTTCCGCCAATGATGAATTTGCCAATGTGAAAAGTATCAGTTCACAGGATGTACTGACCGCCCACCGATTCCCGGCAGGACTGGCGGGGATTATCCCGACCAATGTCGGCGGACTGGGCGATCCGGAAAAAGCCCGTGATGCCTACCGCAAGGATGAAGTCATTCCCGTGCAAAATATGTTCATGAATGCCGTAAACAGCAGTGATATTCCTGAAATATTACACCTCCGTTTTCAGCAAGATAACGTAAGTTCGTGTGCACAATGAGCAAGAAAATGGTAAAATCGAGGAAAATCGATACTTTTGGAATGAGGAATATGCGCGTATTAAAAATAATCTGCCCTGAGTGCGGCGCTAAGTCTGTCATCCGCAAAACCAACCGGATGCACCATCAGATCGCTGATATTTATTGTTCGTGTGCAGATGTGGAATGTGGTCATACGTTTGTCATGAATCTGACGTTTTCACACACCCTCAGCCCCAGCGCCAAAACCGGGGATATCCTGCTGCGAAATGTGATTAATAACCTCAGTTCGCAGCAGCGCCAGATGGCGTTAGATTTATTGCAGACCAGTGCCGCTTAAGTCGAGATGTGAGCCACTATTGAGTGGCTTTTCTACTTGTGTTCCCAGTTCCTTTTTCATTTCTTCAACCAATTCACCCAACCAATAAAAAACCGTCCGCCTGTCATTATCGTTAAGATCTTCCGAACAGCCCATTTTGCACATCAATTCAATACGTTCTACAAGAACGAAGGTATGTAAAGCGTCTAACATTTTTCCCTACTACTTAAAATATTATATTCAAATACTGTATGTATCCACAGATCATTATTAATATAATTGCTCTCTGAATTAATTGCATCCGTCAATATTTAATTATGTTACTCAGCTAATACCTCTAGAATTTTTCGCTAAAAATCTCTCATAAATAGCTTTTGATTTGAAAAAAATAACTTTTAAATCAAATGGATAAAATTAGGTTCTGGCTGAACTCTTTCGCATCTTACCAATACTGCTAATCCGCGCCCGCAACCTGTCCCGGCGCGCCTCTTTTTGCTGTTCTGACTCCACAGGAATAAAACTGCCATTCGTCCATAACTTAAATGACTGGCCGCCGATGTTGATTTTTCCGGCCATGGTTAATGACTTCGCCATAAATCGGCTGAAATCCATCCCGACCGAATCGGCGTAATCGATAATTTTTTCAATAAGCCCCTCACTACTGCCGCTGACCGCACCAGCCAACCCCGTACAGTTATTGACAGAACTCCTAGGCGGTGCGGACGCACCGCTAAAACCCGCCTCCGCTAACGCTTCGGCCAACTTCGGCACAATCTTCCAGCTTTTCAGACGGGTTAAGATAGGCGTATCCATGCCCACAGGCGGAGAGAAAACCCCCTTAATGCGGATCACTTCCTCACCGTGGACGTTAGTTTCCTGCTCCGTCTCATACCACAGACGCGCCACCAAATCGTCACGACGCACAAACGGACCACCCTGCGCATTGATATAGTTCGCCCAGTCGCCGTTATCAGCGGCATCATGCACAGCGGCAAACTCCACACTTAAACCGATAGCCGTATCGTGATCAGCCATGCGACGCAATTCACGGTAAACGGTCACAGGTGCACCGCCCACAAATTGAAACTGACGGACACGCCAACGCGCCGCCCATGCACTGGCCGCCAGCGCGGCTTCTTTCATGGGGCGGTCGCTTTCATCATCAAGCTCGTCGTCCATCGCGTAGCCATCAATGTTTTTAGATATGTATTTCGCCACATAGCCCGTTGCTGACCCTTTTTCCGGATCAATCTTCTCGGCATGAAACCGGGCTTTCAGAGCTTTTTCAGTTCGCAGTTCGTGGCGGTCTTCCTGTAAGGCATACTCACGGATGATGTCACGCACCTGATCAGCCTGGTCTGGCTGCATAAAAAACAGCATATGCCAGTGGGGTGTACCATCGTGATGGGGTTCAGCCACGCGGATACCAAAGATACGTAAATTGTTACGATGGAGTTTGGCTCTGATTTTTGCCCAGATACCGCTTAAATATTTCTGCGTATCCGCTGGGCTGCATCCGTTCCATTTGCGGTTACGGTGTCCGTGCCAGGTTGTGGCGTGATATTTAGAAGGGGCGGTCAGCGTATAAAATTCAGCCACGTAACCCAGTTCGTTGCAGATATTTTCAAAGCCCCGGATACGTACCATCATTTCAGTACGGCGGATCGCCGGATTCGCCACACTGCCATAATATTTATCAATCAGGCTGATGCGGTTGCCTTCCTCGTCTTCCAGCTCCATCAACTTGATAAACTCTTTCGTGCGCTGCTTCTGCTCTTTCCATTCGGAAATCGCCATCTTGCTGGCGTAGATACTGGCTTTTTTGCTGACGCGATTAATGGAAATCTGCAAATGCTCACGCCACTCTGCTGCCAGTCGGCGTAACCGACCTAACCACCATGTATCGGAAGTCATGCGGGAGATAGCCGCAATTGCCTGTGTTTCATCAAAAAAGCGGCCAGTCAGCTTATCCCAGCGGGGCGCATCCTGACGATAGGCTTTGGTGATCGCGGCTGCACGCATGTATAAGGCACATGCCCGTTTCAGATCGCTGTCTTCTGATGGTATGTCATCTGCAACCGTCTTCAATTCCTCAAGAATAAACTGAGCAATATCGTTTGCCAGTAATTCGAGATCTTCCCGTGACATATCAGGAATGCGGTTAAACCGTGCCATATATAGCGCATTATCTACATCCATTTTCTGAATCTGGTAACGCCCGGTCACCAAATTAACTCTGGGTAAAATGCGATCAACGAATGTCTTAGATAAAAAAGCCTCGGCGCGGGGTGTCCCTTGCTCCTTTTCTAAAACATTAGCCTTAAATTGAACATCCATACGAACGATAGCAGGCTGCTGCTTTAATAGCTGCTGAACACGGGCGAATGCCATGTTCTCCTTCTCAATCGCTTTGTATTCTTCTTCTTTCTGGTATTGCTCCGCATAAGTCGGGAACGGTCTGGCTATCGGTTGGATGGGTTTATCCCACGGCAGAGAAATGCACTCAGCCAGAGCTGATATCTCTGGCTGAAATTTGCTGCGTTGGCGGCTCGGTGTGGATTGAGCGCTGCTGGCTGCTGATACAGGATTCACTCACAAACCCCAGCATGTGAGGAATTAACTGCTTGACAGGCATCTAAAAAGTGCCCGGCTTTTAACAATGAGTATTCATAAAATGAAATACCAGGCTCATGGGAATTATCCATTCCGTTTTGAAAATGATAGACTTCATCAATTGTCACAACAATCCGGTATGGAATTTCATCAGGCCAAACATATTCCTCTTTCATAGAAAAAACGACACGATCTCCTTTTTTACAATGAGTCGGTAAATTTTGATTATCGAAAATATTTTCAATACCCACACATCTGACAATAAAGCATTGGCTTAATTTACCGAGTGTTTCAACATCAACTTTTTCGAAACAATTGCTTAAAACACCAATACAATGGTTTTTATTATTTACTATGAAAGAAAAATGAAGCGCATTAAGATTAACAAAGTGGACATTAGCCATATTACATACCTCTATAATGTTTCTTAATTAATTCAAAATCAGCCTGACAATCTACACAGCGGGAACAACCCAGAACCTGAGTGCGGCGCATTTCGGGAATGGCTTCGCTGCAGTCTTCACATTCCACCGCTGAAGCACTGACCCGGCGGTTAACATGCGCGGTAATCTGGCGCTCCAGTGTTGCCGCTGCGTATTCACTGGCGCGGTCAATATCATCAGCCTCAAACATAATTCCATTCCTGTATCTGGAGCTCGATTTCACTGGCTTCGCTTTCCAGCAAGCTGACAATCGCATCGCAATCTAAGTGATCACGTTTTGCAATCATGGCGAGGTAGCGCAAGCGTGAGGCTTGACCATCTGCACGAATACGTCTTTCATCTTCACGATTTTGTTTGATGCAATTTTCAATAATGACTACGTGGTTATCGGTGTTTATTTCCACCGGGAGAAATATAGGGTCTGGTATATTCATTTGTTTATTTCCTGTTTTTAAATAAAAAGAATCCCTGACGTGTTGACGCCATTAAAATTAAATTGGTATTTATTATTATTTAATTGAGTAGTGATAAATTATTTGGCAATGATGCACTCGCTGCCTTAATTAAATTCACTGCCTTTATAAGACTAATTTTTTCTTCACTGGTAAACTGCTTTAATTCCAGTTTATGCCGTTCTTTAGGAATACGGGCAAGATAGAAAATAGCGCCTAACAATCGGATGTTATCAGCATAGTGCTCATTGCGTTTATCACGCATTTCATCAATAAAGGCAGCCAACTGCTCATTGGCAGATTTAAAAAGTTTTGCCCTGATTTGAGCAAGTTGATTTAAACCATTAACACGCGTTTCAAAAGGGATTGGAAAAGCACGCGGTTCTGTTAATTCCATTTGGTATTCCTTGTTCATTTAAACCTCACCTAATTAGAAACAAAATAAAATAAGCGACGGAGCATAAGACAATTGGGAACACAAATCCGTTACCTTTGTTCGTATGGAACGACTCACTGGTTAGTTTGGTATTGGTACTGCTGTTGCTTTAACGCGTTCATTTTTACCTCAGACTAAAGATGCTCCCATCCCTACCACAACATCAACCGCCGAATTAAATACAGGGTTAGAATGCAATCTTGATGACACAGTGACACCCGCCAACGTTAATAACCTGATTGCGTTATTAACCGTCTTCTTAAACTCCGCCACACGGGTATGATTAAGACGCTCACCCGAAACAGCCTCACTTGCCAGCCTGCCCACTTCTGCCGTTGCTCCTAACAGGTAGCCTGGCATACTGGCATCACAAACTTCATTCACCGGCACGGAGGGCTGACACTGTAATTGCTCCAGCAGGCCATCCAGAATGAAGGCATCTTCGGTTGCATCGGTTAACTTCATTAAGTCAACACAAGTCAGCATGTGAGGCTGCTCTGGGTTCAATTTATTTCGCAGCATCTGCGGAGCCATACCGATAGAGTTCGCTATTTGTACCAAATCTCCCTTATGGGCATTAGAGAACGCACGACACGCATTATCAAAATGGGATTGTTTGGAAACTTGATAGTCAAACATGCTAGTCCCTCCAAAAGCTCTTATAATTGGTCTTACTAGCCAACAATGATGCGAAAATTGGAATGACCAAGAGATTCACGAACCTGATCAGTTTTGTACATCAGATAGCGCAGGCTTACCCGCTCATTATTTTTTTCTTTTTTAACCATGTACTTAGCGAGTTTTCCATGATGAATCTTCTGGTAAACAGAACCGCGAGAAATACCTTCCCATTCTGCAAACTCTGCTGGCGTTGCAAGCTCTTTTGGTACACGAATTGATATATCTATGCTCATAGTGCATCATCTCTAGGTTTAAGCGCATTTTATCTTATTTTATGAGGTTTGCTTTACAAACCACAAGTAGATATTAAGGTCACAACTTTTGTACGTCAAGGATTTTTCTTATGGGTTTAATCAAGGTTGGCAACGATAGCGGCGGGCGCGATGCGATTAATAGGCTTATCAAAGCCTATAATTTCAGCTCTCGGCAGCAACTTTGCGATCATTTATCTGTATCAAAAAATACAATGTCAAACAGATACTTAAGAGATAGTTTTCCTGCTGAGTGGATAATCCAGTGCGCTCTTGAAACCGGTGCTTCATTACTTTGGCTGACTACGGGACAAGGAGAAAAAAATTATAGTGAAGCACAGAACCAAGGGTTTGTTTTTGTTGACCAAGGTCACATCAAACCATCATCTGAGATTGCTGCTCCTGAGATCGATAAAGCTACATTGAATAGCGGCACGTTGGTAGATCAAGGCAAAACCATACTGGATAACAGCTTGATACCGTCTACAATTGAAAACCCTCTCCTAATTCATGCCGATGATGGTTCTTACCTAATTGATCGAAGCGACACGCCTCCAGTAAATGGAGTCTGGCTCATTGACATTGATGGAATAAAAACTATAGCGAAACTCACTCGCCTGCCAGGCAACCGCTTAGTAGTTCAGCAGGGAGAGTCTTCTTTTGAATGTTCTTTGAATGACATTAAAATTTTAGGTCGAGCAGTCAAGACCATAAAGAGCGTTTAATTATGACCATAAGAAAACAGCCTAATGGAAAGTGGTTGTGTGAATGCTACCCGAATGGGCGGGATGGAAAGCGGATGCGCAAGCAGTTTGCGACAAAAGGCGAGGCCATAGCTTTCGAAAACTTCACCATGGAAGAAGTGAATAAAAAACCATGGCTGGGTGAAAAGGAAGATCGGCGGCATTTGTCTGAAGTGATTGAACAATGGCATTCACTCTATGGACAGACGCTGGCTGACCCCAAGCGGCTAATGGCTAAACTAAGCATTATCTGTAATGGGCTGGGCAATCCTATTGCCTCAGAGCTGACGGCTGGCGATTTTACAAAATACCGAGAAGCCCGGTTAAAAGGTGAGGTCAAAAATGAAGAAGGTACGCTGATGTCGCCAGTTAAGCCCCGGACAGTGAACCTTGAACAGCGCAACCTATCATCTGTTTTTGGTACTCTGAAAAAATTAGGCCACTGGCCCGCTCCAAATCCGCTTGCGGGTCTACCTACATTTAAAATCGCAGAGGGCGAACTGGCGTTCTTAGCGCCGGAAGAAATTAAGCGCTTACTTGACTCCTGTGCCGATTCCCAAAGCCCCAGCCTGTTAATGATTGCAAAAGTTTGCCTGTCTACCGGAGCGCGCTGGAGCGAAGCCGAAAACCTGCAAGGCCATCAAATATCAAAGTACCGAATCACCTACACAAAAACCAAAGGCAAGAAAAACAGAACCGTTCCGATATCTCAGGCTCTATATGAGGAACTACCCAAAAACAGGGGAAAACTATTCACCCCATGCAGAAAAGCCTTTGAACGTGCAGTTAAACGAGCTGGGATTGACCTACCGGAAGGGCAATGTACTCACGTTCTGCGCCATACTTTCGCTAGCCACTTTATGATGAACGGCGGAAACATATTGGTATTAAGGGATATTTTAGGTCATGCAGATATTAAAATGACCATGGTTTACGCTCACTTTGCGCCTGATCACTTGGAAGATGCAGTGACAAAAAACCCACTTCATAATCTCAACTGGAACCGCTAATTGATGGCGGCACTTTGGCGACAAAGAGATAAAAACGCATAAAATCAGATAACGCCAGATAAATTTAACTATTTGAAAAACAAAGTAAACAATTGTTTTTGATACTATTAAAATGGTATGTAGGAATTTCGGACGCGGGTTCAACTCCCGCCAGCTCCACCAAATTAGTAGGGACAGTGACAGGACAACAGCTTTAAAAACAGTAAGTTAGCAAAGTTGATTGGACACTGACCGGACAATGAAGGGACACAAAAGGATACGCAAAGGAGCCGCGGAGCTTTTGGAAAAACCAACCATAATTAGGTTGGTTTTTTTATGTCTGTAGCACAGCAACTACCTCCATTTTATAATGCATAGTGCAAAATAAAATGCTTCACCAAATCTCTGCCTCATAGGGCATTATTCATAAATCCAGCACCTGATACCGCCAGCTTTTGACGCATGCGTGTAACCTAACTTCATGTAACAATCGCCTTAGTGATAGGTGTTTCTGGTGTGGCATATCCTATGTTCATGGAGTTCGGTTTGTGCCACTTAAGCGGTCATTTTATTTACCAATGTCACCCTATCAGCGAAACGGCTATACTATGATGAGTCGATAAACAGTTTATATTTGTGGAGTAATTTTGAAACGTATGCCGCCAGAATTGTTTAAGTCTGAAATGAAACGAAAAGGCTGGACGCGCCGCGAACTGGCTATACGGTGGGGCAAATCAGAAACATGGATCAGCAAAATAGTGAATAATATAGAACGGGATCAACACTGGAATGACGCACTCAATGGACTGCCTGAAAACGAAAAGCCCAGGTAAACTATAGGTCACATTTTTATTGCAGAAAAGTGACCTATAGTTCATAATTCAACATTGAGAGACTATTTTCACTGACGCAGAGCTACCGGGCGGGCACCCGATAACCCTGCTTACCACAACTAACTATATAAGGTAGTTAATTATGGCTAAACGCGATAATAAAACAATTCACCGAATTTCCCAAGCTGAACGTTTTGGCAAGGTAGCTAAAAACGGCATTTCTTTAAAAGGAAAATGGTTACAGGAGGCGGGATTTACCTTCGGAATGCCACTAAAAATCCGGGTGATGCCGGACTGTATTGTTATTACCGCCCAGAACACCCAGGAACTCTGGCAATGCCTGGAAGGACTGAGTATTGAGCCATTTAACCCCAATGCTGCTATTGACTGGATTAAGTATTATCCTGGTGGGTTGATGATTATCTAATAAACTAAAGCATAAATGGACTACACCTTTAAATGTTGGATGGTTATCCAACATTTTGAGGACGGTTCAGTCAGAGTAGTGCAAAAAAGCCATATTTGATTAGACTTATCTAACTATTGGGGGTCGATTCAATTGGCCCTGATTCCATTATTCTAAGGGTTTTTCGGGCCAGTTAATATCTGACGCTAAATTAACATCAACGCGGTTCAATAATACTCTATATTTTTTTAACTCTGCTAACAGCGATTTTTCCTCATCACTCGACATCTCCAAATCTACAGCATCTTGTAACGGAGCGATCTGTTTACTTACAGTGAGCATAAGTTGCTGTTTCTTATGTTCTGCTTGTTGCTGCTGTTCCCGTCTGAGCTTTATTTTATCACTTTCTGATATTATCCACTTTTCACTATCCCACTTGTGATAAACAGACTGTGCTTGTTCTGTAAGAATTGGATAACCCTCTTTATCACTGACGATAGCAAAACCGCGTGATTGACCGTCAAGTAATTCATTGTGTTTTTCTGCTGTTATTTCAACACATTCTTCATGAGCTTCATTATAAAAAACACATTCTTTTCTGGAGAAATAGACCATTTGTACCCCCCAAAATAATATATGTACAACTTTGCCTGGATTCTCATCATTGTTAGGAGTACCTGCTTGATATTCAAATGTCGATAGTGTTGCATTACGTACTAATGTGTGGCCAGTTGATGTATTGATACTCGACATACTTGCAATATAGCCAAAAAGCTTATTTTTAAAAGAAATTGGATAATTTATCTTTATCCATGATTGTTGAGCTGATGGGACTTTAACCCATTGAATAATTACCCCCGTATCTCCACATTGCCACCAGCCATTTTCGGATTTTATAGCTGTATTTTGTAATGCAAGAGTACCACTTCTCTCAGGCGTTAATATATTGTAACGCCGCTGATTCTTGGGATCGTCAGAATAGATATGCAACAATTTCCCTTCAGAACCGTTAATTCCCAATATATATCCATCTTTCGATTTGAAACGCAATTTAGGAAAAGGAGTTTTACTGTCAATCAGTAAACTGCCAACGGTTGCAGTTTTATTGCTAGAAATGCGTAAGAAAGTATTATCGCTCTCAGATTTAGCATAACTTCCCACATCCCCAGCATTCAAACTAATATCCCCGGTCAACGGCTTCCCGTTAATTTTCCGGCTATTCGGCACCGCCCCTTTAGCCAACTCCACCGTTTCCGACAAACCGATATTTTTTACAAATTCAGTTTTATTGAAGATGTCAGCACCATTTTGATTTTTAGCGAGCTTATTATTGGCATTATCATTCACATCAGAAACAAATTTCTGAGTTGCTGCAAGGGTATTACTGTTACCTGTCTTGTCTGTAAGTTGGGTGATACCTTTTTCTATGAGTGTGGCGTCAGGAATAAAATCTTGAGTTGCAATCTCTCCCAGTCCCAAATTATTACGCGCTGTCGCTTTGTTATTAATATCAGATAAGTTATTAGCTTTCTGTAGAAATAACCCATTAGGATCTGCTAGTAGATTTTTCCAACCGGAAACTGATGTACTATCCGGATCTGTATTGTTATCTTCTACCCCATTCCACCAAATTTTACTTCCATCAGAACTGGCAACAATGGCTCCTTTAGGATAACCATCAATGGCAGCACTAAAGTCAGCATTATATGAATACAAACCACCAGACATTGAATAACGTATTGCGGTAGTAATATCATTCAATATCCCGTTCATATCCTTGCCAGATGGGGGAACTCCACCAGCAGATATTGCAGTCATCGTTAACGGGGGAAAACCGCTCTGATACGTAGCGATACCTTTCGCCAGACTGCTTTCAGTAGATTTTGTTGCAATTTCGTTATAGTTACCATCTTTTGCGAACGGAACCGTAATAAGAGTGGGTTTTTCAGTTGATTTCATTTGTTGGTATCCTTTGAACGATTGCGACACTGACACCAACCGGGTAAGGCAGTGCTCCCGATGTTTGAACAATTGCTAATTCTGCTGTTGATAGCTGAAATTCAAATACATAACTCATCTTCATATTTCCATCATCAGTGATATATGCACGTCCGCTATCGCTAAACATATAAACAAGCATTCTGTTGATGTTTGGTATAGTGCAGTCAGATATATTTGACATGGCTTTCATCATAATTAGCTTTCGGTACATCTGATCTGATAGCTCAATAGTTTTTGTTTTTGACTCCCCGGAATAAAATGGTGCTTGGTCAAATGGATTTGGATCTGTCGTTGTCGGAACATTCAGTAAAGCTTCACCAAAACCTATATATTTTACATTTTCATTAACAGTAAGCCGCCTGCTGACATTCACTATTTTTCCCCACACATCCAGTCCGTAAGTATTTGCTGTGTCAATGTTCCAAATCAGATCGTAAAATGTATTAATAAATTCAGCAGAGGAAACAGCGGCATTGAAGCTTCGAATAAGTGAGTTGAGTTTTGGACTAGCGGCATACTGAGCAAGAATAGTTGCTCCCACATTTTCCATTTATGAACCTACTAATTTCACAGATATATTATCAACGTCAAGCGTTGGGATTTCATCAATACCAAAACTAATTGATGTTGAATAAGTAATACCGTCACGGCTAAGCGTAATATTGTAAATATCAACACTCGATGTATCTATGTTATAAACGCCTGAATAATATCTACCAGCAAATAATGTAGATGCTATTCTTGCTCGGGTTCCACCGTCTTCTCCGTTAAATGCTTGCGCTATAGCTGACTTAACCTGTGTTTCAATATCAGCAGGAAGGTAATCGCTATTAGCAAGTGAGACGTCAACATAGACACGAATGGGCTCTGGTATCACATAGTTAATTTCATATTCGGGATAAGGCTGAACATAGTTTTCATCATCCACAATTGTGTGAGTTGTATTTCCGTTCGTAGGAATACCTGGAGGCTTTTTCTTCCAGATTACTCTAGCGACATCCTCAGTCTTTCCCCCATACACAGCACTATAAATAGAGTTCGGCACCATTCTGTATTTTGATACCCCGACCGTTTTTACTACCGATGTATCATTTGAAATAACGTATGCGTCTGCCACGCCATTTATTTCTAATACTGCGGCATAAATGGCATGTAATGAGTTTGTCGCATTTTTAGCAACAGATTGTTTACGACGATACTCAAAATTAGCGCGGGTTTCCTCATCTATGCCAGGTACGCCAGCACTCGCATTACTGATACCGGACCAACCAGGCACCGAGCTATAAATCGTGTTCAAGTCATCAATTTGGCATGCTAACGGCCCTGTTGTTGAGTTTTGGAAAATAACATCAACAGAGCCGCTATCAGGGATCTTAGCCTCTGTTATTGAATGATAAAGATACCCTTTTTTATCTTGAGCAATACTACCAATTGGAATAACAGTATTAACTAACCCAGTGCATGTTGCTGTTACCGTTGTTCCCGATGCTGGAATTCGATCTAAAAAATAAATTCGTCCGATAGCATCTTGAAAACGTCCGGTTGCATAATCCGGGTTAATTTGATTGACAATAGCAAGTAACTGATCGTTCTTGTCAGCAATGATAGCCGCATCACTCATGGCTATTTGACCTTGCGGTGTTGTTAAGCTCGTACTCATTGCACCACCCATTGCTGTAGCCAAATCATTTAGCCGCCCATTTAAAATATCAACCTCATCGGGCACAGTTAGACCCGTCTTTGTAAAGGTTACACCTGGAACACTTGTTGTCAGTACTACAGAGTTAGTCATCAGAAATTTACCACCGTTGATTGATTATTCATGTCCGTTATTGTCATCGTGCCCGCAATAGTTCTTTCGTTCCCGTTTATAACTTTACAAATGGCAGATTGAACATAAGGTAACTTCACTGCTTCTTGTTGCATTTTGCTATTGATTAGCTGAGTTCCCGGCCAATGTCCCAAAATTCGCTGGTAATAAGGAATACCCAATGTTGTGTCATACCAGCACTCACCCAGATATGTACTACAGGCACAAGCGACATCCTGCGCTACAGAATAGGGATTATCAGTAATGGCGATATTTCCGGAGTCGTTGAGAGTTAAATCCCATGACTCGGTATCAAGAAGAAATGAACGAGTTTGCATTTTCGAACCCTATAGAAATAAAAAAACCGCAATTAAGCGGCCAGATATGAAAAAACCCGTACTGGACGGGGTTTAGTTATTATCTCTGAAATTCTGAGCTATTCTTGCCAGATAACTCATTATCTTGGGATTTCTAGCTTTTCCATGAGCATCAGGATACATTATCGCCAATAAGGAATATTTGTTTTCTTCCAAGAGACCTTGAACATATACTAGACAAGCATCATTTTCTGGGCTATTTGATTTACACGTTCTATAATACTGAACCCTATTTGTAGGGAATGAATCAGGCGGAAAACAAAGATGAATATGCATCATACATGATTTATATGCTGCTTCTGGCTGAGTGTAAGCAACATCCCTACCAAAATAATCAGGGACTTCACCGGTTTCTTTATAGTGTTTAAAATCTTGCAAAATAGCCTGTTCAAGATCTAGATGTTTTAGGAAGACGTCATCAAAAAAATCTTTCCTTGTATACTCATTTATTGATACATCCACTTGTTCCATTTATCACCCAGTAAATGAAAAATTCCCAGACTCAACCTTTTTGGTTGTATAGGCAGCCAATTCTGATAGAGCAGCTTTATTTATATCGCTTTTATAAATCTTAGGCAAAGTAAATAATTGACGAGAAAAATCATTAAGACGAGTTATCTCAAATCTGGCCTTTGCTATAGATCTCAGATACATCCTCATTTCTTGTTTTTCTTCATCAGGTCGATCTTGCTTCAACATAGCTTTGAGTCCTTGCTCAAACCCTCTTATTGTGGTTTCGCAAGCCTTATTAATTTCTATATCGTTTTGAAGCATAATACCACGAACTTGACTTTCATCAAGGCTTAGGAGATTTAAATAGTATTGGCTAATTTCATTAGCTAATGAATCAACAATCTCTCTTCTTTCTTGATATTGAGCTTTCAAATCATCCAGACTACAGATAGTTTCACCTACTTTAAAGCTAAGCATACTACAACCGTCCCTCGAATCCACATAACCAGCAGAGAATGAAGGAACCGACAGCACTCCTCCAAATAAAACTACTGCTAAACAACTCCTTAGTGATAGATTCATGACGTTCTGCCTTATCAAATAGTTTGTTATAGTGAGTCACAAACAGTCATAATGTGTCACTATGTACCATATTAAACCACTATTCTTAACCTTACAACCATGCAGTAAATGACAATTAGCTACCTATGTAAGCCTTATTCCAGAAAATAACGACACGTTAAAAGCAAGATTTAGAAAAATAGAATCACATTGACATCATTTTGTCATGAGTGTCATACGTCTGATGAAAATACGCAACAATATTGCACTGTAAGCCGAAGATGACTTTATCCACCAGCACGATTGGGGGTTTATAGGTTTTTGAACCGTTCGATTCTATATTTTTCCCGCTGCTTTTAACATGTTGTAGCTAGGAAGATAACGCTTTGGATTAACGATACATAGCTGCTGAAAATCGGATGAAACCTCTTCCCCCTGCAACAACATTGCTTCATCACGGTTCTCATAGTAATACCGAATAACATTCATTACTTGTTTCTCGTTTAGCATCAATTTTTTTCCTTGATTTACAGCATCTTCCTTTTGAGCTTTATATACCGGGCTTTCAGTCGAGTAGCTTCCTGTTTGTAACAGGACCTCTTCTGCGGGGGTGGACGGATCTATATAGAGTTAAGCCCTGCATTCGCGGCATACTGCTGTAATATAGACTGGGACATACACATAGCGGATATCTTTTCTTGCCGAGAAATGTCACTGTTTTTTGCCCCGGAGCTAAACACGCAGGCAAACAAAACTCCCGCGACAATAATATTTGATGTTAGATTTCTACACATATTTTTACTCTGGACTGTTGGTTTTTGAACCACCAGATTCTACACCACCATGCATATGTGATGAAAGTTTAATCCCATTTCCTGTAATTTCACCCTTCGCTGTTACGGTTCCACCAAATGTTGCATTTCCACCGTTACCACCACTACCTTGAATAACCGCACCATTTAATATAATAGATGGTGAGTTCATTGTGATTGAATTTGATGAAGTTATTTCCATTGTCGGAGCGACTACGTTAATTTTATTCGGTGAAACAATATTTATCTGATTATCTGCAAATTCAATATATTGTTGTGGCTCTGCGTTTAAAACACCCCCCAGATAAATTGCATCTGAATAATTGTGTGTTCTTTTTGAACCGGGCAATGCCGGTGCTTTTGTTGCTCTGACGCTGCTAATATCACGATCACAAATAACGATTAGTCCAATATCTCCCACAACCGGGTTCATAATGACAGCACTGTTACCACGCTGAAGGCGAAGTACTGGAACAGTATAGATTATTCCATTCTCGATTTTTCTCCCTGTTCCTGTCATATTATGTACCATCGGCTTTACATCTACGGTTTTCCCGTTCGATTTAATAATAAGGCCCAAAGTGATAAAAACATGCTGACTGAGAAATTGCCTCATAACAAAATCAAAAGCATTCGCTTCACTGTTTATGTCCGTTGGTTTTGTTGTCAGCTTCGCCATTGTTTTTATCCTCTGTTTTCACTGGAGTGCCACTAAAAGATGTATGCCACTGACCACCATCAAGCCAGGAGGTAAGATAGTGTTCCGCCCCTGTTATCAGATAAGTGCCGCTAGCGTTCGGCAAAGAGGTTTCTATTTGTATCTTACGACCTAAAATAATTTCATTACTGAAAAGAGTAGTTGCTGTTATTCCCACGCTAGTAAATATGGGATAGCCAATTAGCCCATATTCTGGAGACGTAAACAGCAGTTTTTCAACTTTCGGTTGACCATGAGGCCAAATGGCCACTTTATCAATCCCAAAGTCAGTGTCTATATCTAGCGCATTTGCCGCCTGTTGGATTTGATTAACAACGTTTCCTGTATAATGAGGATTTGAGATAACACCTGTGGCACCATAATTTTCAACCGTTAGATCCGCTTTTTTAGCCATTGCAGTAATAATATCGACAATATCCACATCTCCCGATGCAGTGAACGGTTCAACTTCCTTTGCTCTTAGGCCAAACATCATGCTGGCTGTTATCGTTAAGGGGGTATCAGGTAACTGATTAAAATCGGCATAGGCGTCACTAATAAAACCCTCAAATATGGCATGACTATCCACCCATACACGCATTAAGTTGAATTTCTCACTACCAATCCAGATCCCGCGATAGCTCAACGTTGCCATTTGGCTGGTTGTTAAACCCCAGATTTGTAATGTTATTTGTGTCCCTGATATGCCGCCCCACGCCGCCATGTTGACATAAGCGCGTGCATTTTCGATAGTCAGTATATTGTTACCGCTATCATCAAATGTCTTGCCGTCAACTAGCTGAAATTCAACTTTGATATTGTGTTGTTTGTACGTCACTGAGTCACCTCTCCTGGAAAAAGGTAATATAATTTGTAGCGTTGCCCTAGCTCCTCCCAATGGGGATCAGATAAACCATCCAGATCAGCAAAAAACAGTTCACCCTGGAACCGTAAATAACTGTAACGGACAATTTTATTGCAGTTGAGGCACACAACTCCCTGTAGCACAGGTTTATCATTGACGGTTAAATCCATATATAAACCTGTGCCACGTTGATTGAGGCGTATCATGCATGACTGCTCATTCAAGGTCACAGTGAACTCCTGAGCCTTAACCGCCCTGATCGCTATTTCAATCACGTTAATTTCCTCGATAATTCCTCTACTGCATCATTAAGATGGTTGGTGGCACTCAATACAGAATCATTTAATGGACCGGTAATCGTCTCTGTTGCACGCTTGAAACTGGATGAAACTTTATCAGCAACTTGCGTTGCAGCACTGGAAACGGATTTTTTCAATCCGGTCAGGGCCTTTTTGACATCAGATAATGTGGCGTGTTTTGTTGAACCTGTTGATTGTTCGGTATTTTTGCTTGGGCCTTTCGCTGTCTCATTCTTTGTTGTATTCGACTTGTCAGCAACATCGCTACTCATTTTCACTTCGGCAATGTCTTGTACAGCCTGGAAAACTGCGGTCACAATCAGTAAGGTAACACCGTTATCCTGCCTTATTCGAAAATCGTACTTAATCAAATCATAACTTGTGTACGTAGTATCCGGTGTTTCAATGTCGTAAATTTCAGCACTGGATACCATCTTATCTAACGCTTCAAGAACATCAGAACGGGAAGTCAGGGTGAGGTTTGTTAAGTTAGGCACGGAACCAGAAAAACCGGTCCACCCCTCAAACGAAAATGTCACATGAACTTCACCGGGCCGCTGCACTTTGTTGTACGATGTGTAGCCGCTTTTTTCTATCGGCGCCGTAGTGATTGACGCCTCTCGTGTGACTTCTATCGCAATGAACGAGGTGGGCGTAAACGGCTTATCACCAACTCTCTGCCCGGATGCATAATAAATACCATATCCAGGAGATATCATACTATTAACAGCAGATAGCAGGTTGCCGCTACGGAACGCACTAAGTACCGTTGTTTGATTGAGAGAAAATGCCATTATCCGGTTACCCCCGTTGAATAGCTTGTTGCCAGCGTTGATCCGCCTATTTTCTGCCGGGCATCGTCAACCACGCCTTTTACGTTTTTAGCGTTAGAGCTGACTTGAATAGTTCCGATGTGATAACTCTCAGAAACAGAGGAGGTGCGGTTGTTTACCGTATTCGAATAACGCTGAGCGGCCACATGAGCCCCCAGTTGTGGCATATTCGCCAATACTTTGGGATATAATCGCGGGTTTCTTTTGGCGCAGCGCCCAATCCTTTCCGCATGACATTTCTCTGTCCCCAGTTATAAGCCGCCAGTGCTTTACTCAAATCTCCGTCAAACATTCTCATTAGCTGAGATAAATATTTTGCCGCGGCTTCCGAAGATTTTACCGGATCAAAAACATCATCATCCATTAACCCAAAATGTTTGGCTGTACCTAGCATAAACTGGAATAAGCCTTTGGCACCTGCTTTAGACACAGCATACTGATTGCCTCCCGATTCCGTCATGGCAACACTACGTAACAACCCCACCGGTAACCCGAACTGCTGCTCAAGTTGTGCTAATTTTGGTGATAGCCAACCCAGTAATTTCATGCCGGTAGTGTTCGGTGACATTTCAGCGGCTACAACTTGAGGAACGAGCGAATCAATCAGTTTATTAATTGAATCGGTCAGCTTATCTAACGCAGTTTTTAACCAATTATTGCTGTATTCCAACCACTGCTGTCGTTCATCCTCGGCCCGAATAATACGGTCGTTTTCACTGCGTTTTTCTTCCTCTTTGACCTTCTTGATTACGGTCGTATCTGGCTGAGAGACTTTACCATCCAGTTTTGCCTGATAGGCTTCATGCTTTTTTTTACTAAAAAAGGGTGTCCAGTCGCTTGCCAGATACAATCCATATGAATCCAGTATATTCTTTGTCTCTTGCCCAACAATCGAAGTCGAGACTGACTCCACAGGATCATATAACGCATACCCGATAGCACCGTATATCCCGGCTTTCCCTATAGCCCCTTTGCCTGACAATCCGCCGCTACCTTTCCCCATTTTCAGCATGGACGAAACTATGCGATAAATTCCCCATAACCACCCCGCAAACTTCAACCCGATCAGACCAATGATGACATTACCCCAACCGCCTATCGCATCCGCGGCCTGATTAGCGACTGAAATAATAAAACTCATCTTATCGAGAAAACCACTGACCGCTTTTTTAATCTCTTCTGGGTGCTTATTCATCCAATCAGCTAAATTTTTTAGCCAGATATTGAAATCATTGATATATGGTAAAAGGGCATTAAACAGAATGTAGCCTGTTTTCTCAAAACTCTGGCTTATCTCTGTCCACTGTTCACGAAAACGACGCGCGACGGCAACAGATTTATCATCCGCACCCGAACTGGCTGTAAATTTATCCACATCTTTGAGTGCGTGACCGGATGAGAACCACTGTTGCGCGGCGTACCCGAACCCAAGCTCACCACCGTAAGCTTGCTGTTGATCTTTATTAAGCCTGGGAAAAACACCAGTCAGCTTACGAATGATGGATTCGGTGCTTTCTGAGGCAATATCAATATCCACACCCGCTTGTGATGCCGTTTTTAACAGCGTCTCAAGAGCCGGATCAAGCGCAACACCTGATTTTAGCCGGGCTTTAGCATCATTAATGCGTGAAAATGCCCCCACAATCTCATTTGCACTGACCCCGAATGCTTGACCTGCTTTTGTCCAGCCATCAAGCGCTCTAGCCGACATGCCGAACGCATTAGCAGCAGTACTTAACTGATTGAGATTACCGGTAAAGCTGGTTACAAAACTTTTCAGTCCACCGAGTGAGACCGTGACACCCGCCAAAGCCAAGATCTGACTCTTTATGCTGGAAAAAAAAGAGGAAGCTTTCTTTCCTGCCGCCTCCATTTCTTTTGCCACTTTTTCGGTTTTCTTACCGGTTTTGTCTAATGATTTTCTGGTTTTATTTTCGCCATCATTAAACGAATCAACCAGTTTTTGCATAACCTGAGTCAGTCCACCGATCCCGGCAATCACCGCGGTTTCACCTGCACTAAATTCAGCCGCGTCCAGTCCCAGCGTTATAACAAGTTCATCTATAATGTTTGCCATCAGTTTTTACCCTGCTGTAAAACGTAAGCATTGTGATTATCGACCTGAATAATCTCTATTAATTGCCAAAGGTCCTCCACTCCATAAACTGTATCCAGTTCATAGAGCGTTGCTTTTCCTGATGAGATAACGGTCGCTATTGTACCTGGGACATTTGTATAACTGATGATACCGAATGGCTTTGCGATGCTGGAATAGCGCGGCGGGATTACGATTGGTCGGCGGTTTTGAAAAAATCCACGTGTAACTTAAGCACCTCTGCACGTAATTTCAGCCGGGTAACAATTTCTTCAATGTCACTGTCGATCAGTTCGCGTTTGATTTTTTTATCTGCCGGATTCGGAACCATCTGCACACAACCCATCAGTTCATCAAGTAGTGGCCTGGCTTCATCAGGAGCAATGCGAGAAATTGCTTTCAATCCAACCACCGCTAATGCAGCCATGCCCAAATCCCGAAAATTATTAGGGATATCCAACCCCTCTCTCCCCATTGCCATCAACGCACGAATAGCCCACCATTCAGCCTGCGAAGCGGGCATTTCCTGAATGTAAAAAAGCTTTCCTTTGTCGCGATTATCATCATTCATAGTGATGAAGGTTTCTTTACGTGCCATTAGCTATATGCCTCACCTGTTATTGATTCCCACTCAATGACGGCCTGCGCCGCTTGTAAAACCTTTCCTGCGTCCGGCATGGTTTTCCATTGCTTCAGAACGCCGTTCACTAATGTATATTTACGCCCGATAGCCGGAAGAATAACCGTCGCATTACATCTGAACACAGCGACACTAGTACGTGATGTCGTCGCCCAGGTATCAAAAATGGTGCGACTTTCCGAATCAGGCATAATATGAATCGTCTGATTGATATTGCCGTAGATAAAACCCGCTGACAGTTTACCGTCCGCCCCACGCACAGTTTCAGCCAAATCTAACGCCTCAGTTTCGAAAATGTTGTCTGCGGCAAATCCCTGTAATTGCACACCAGACGGATACAAATTAGTGACTGTCAGGGTAATGACTGCATCAGCAGAAGTGATTGTGTCTGACATTATTGAACCTCCGTAGATGCCATTTCGAATTTCTGAATACTGCCTCCGTCGCAATACCACAGTGTACAGCTTGGGCTGGTGCGATTTGCACGCATAGAGGCAGACATTTTCCCAATAGACAAGTAATAACCCTTCGCGATTATTGACGTTGAAACATCAGATCCCACGGCGTTAATAATTTCCAGCTTTTGTGCAGCCGATAATGTTACGCCTGATCGGATACCGCCCCACAACTTAAACCGCTGGATAACATCACTCATTGAGGCTTCTACCAGCGCACGGCCGGCCGTGTTATAAGGAACAGTCTTATTGGATTTGAACAAGGCAATAACCGCGCCTTGCAAGTTCGCATTCAGCCAGATTTGACCACAGAAGGAATCTAACCACTTAAAATCACCGGTTATTGTGCCATCAGCCCAATAATTTTCGGTGATGTTATTGGCGGCATAATTGCCATAGAAGTTATATCCATTAGCAATCAGTGCATCATAAACATCAGAATCGATCACATCAGGACTGAGGCCGTTCAATTCTCTGAATTTAAACGGAACACGCCCCTCCGTTCGCTCAAAATCCAGCACCGCCGCATAACCCAATACTGCTGCCGGTTTCATATTATCAGAGCAGAAAACAGGAACGACACTACCGTAGCTATTAATGCCGATAATTTTATGGGCGATAGTTTCCAGGCTGCCTTTTACTTTTGCCGTGCCGCTTGTTGTCCAGGCAACATAGAAATAGCGATATGCCTGACTACTAGCCCACGCTGATAATGCAAGATGCTGTTCATCTGTACATTCAAATACCGTCGTAAAACCTGCCCATTGCTGAGACTGCGTTTTAATCACAGCGAATAGATCAGGAACCGCCGACACTGTAGCCCCCTGAGAAACCGTTGCCCCTAGTGCGCCAGTGAACTTAAGAGCCTCGGCCCCATCACCAGTACCATAGGTGATATTTGTATCTTCCGGTTTAATGCTGGCAGAGGCGACATTGATAATGAAAGCCTTACGGGTGGTATCGAACACAACCGTTACTGTCTTGCCAATCGCTGTTTCAATGCTCTTTGCTGCATCCGCAAAGGATTTAACCCCATCAAATTGATTGCGGCATTTATTGCTGTGCCATTGATATTGAATTTCAACGCACCAGATATTTTTTGCAGATCGGTAATAGCTACCCCATTAAAAGAACCTGAACGTAACCAGGCCGATACTGCCGCTCGATTAAATCGGGAAAACAGTAATTGGCCGGGTGTCTTTGTACAATTGTCGTACCCTGAAAAATAAATAGCCGCCATGCTATATTCTTCCGATGCACCGCCAAAGTATGCCGCCACATCCTCTTTAGTCGAGAACGACAACACCGCACCAACAGGTGCATATATATTATCTGTCAGTAATAACCCATTGAGATCAACAGCATTACCCGCTGCCGACAGCACCCCCGGATTAATTCTCACGTCTTTACTGATTGGAATTGCCATGAATAGACTCCACTGTTTTAGTGTCCAGCGTAATGCTGTCGAAAAATAGTTGTTCTGTTGTCACAATGGGGTTGATTTGAGCAGTAAATTCAAATGTCCAACGCGACTCATATTGCTGTTCACCATTAATCATCGTCGTCTGGATCGGATCGCTGGCATAGAGCGGTGTCATATCGATACCCGATCTCTTGAATAGCTCACTTGCATGTTCAGTACGCACCGTCGTTGCAATAATGTGAGCATCCTCATGAGCGAACTGACCGTAGCAGTCAATTTGACATGTCCAGCGTGTCGTCCGAGTGATTAGACTTTCCCCCATACCTGCTGCTATAGGTGTGTTATAAAGCTCTACACTTGTTGATAAACCCGTGCTGTTCAATGGTGTCATAACAATAAAATCGCCATCCGGCATCGGTGAGCGGTTTATCTGAGACAAAATAACGCTACGCTTAGGTATTAAGGCTATTAAAAAACCGCGTAATGCGGTTGTTATATCGTCTTGCGTTACACTTATCGTTGCCACTATTGTTCCCCACGCTGCAATGTAACAGCGAATTTGCACCAATCCGGCCACTCTTCCAAAATCTGCACTATCAACCACTCTTCACCATTAATCATCAGCAGATCGCCACCTTGCTGCCTGGGGCGGTTGACGGCATTAAAATTGCCATTCACATAAGCCGCTTTGAGTATGCCCTGAATATTCAAACCGTTTGTATGTTGTAGATCAGTAAAAGTCAGTGGCTGAATTTGTGCAGTAACGGGTGTTGTGATGTATTTCGGAATTTGCTTGCCACTGGGTGCAATATCATAGCCCGCACTTACCCGTATCTCTCCAGGCGAATGAGGATTAACAATCCCGACAGCACCAGATACAATATTATGCAGGTTCATTCGTTCCCCTCATCAACCACATAATCAACACCGTTCAGCATGTGTTTGGTGTCACGTAACGGGGCGTCAAATCCCTTTTTAGCTATAGTTGATTCCGCATTGCCTGGTGAAGTGAAAGAACGAATAGATTGTTGAATTTGCCCCTTGATAACTTCCCCGGTCATCCGTAACGCTGCATCCCCATTCATATCGTTAGCACTCAGGCCCTGTGCAAGCACATCACCCCATTCATTAGCATGTTCGTTGATAGTGTTACGAAAAAACGGACGGGGCGGTTTATTACGCCTCGGATCGCCAATCTCGTTACTGATTGCCACCATTGCTACCGAAGTGCTATCGGGATAAGTCGCGTCTTTGAAAAAACCAGCCCGCAATTTTTTGCCTTCACCCACTTTTTTAGCTAATTGCTTTAAGTAGCGTTTTGCTGCATCACCACCCTTGATACTGCTCGACATTAGCGCCTCCATTGAGTCCGTGGATAGTAATATGACGGATAGTGAGAGGGAGAGCTGCCGGGGATGTAACGCATAGTTCTATATTGTGCTGTTGTCTGCCAGTACATAGCCCCGTATTTTGTCTGCAAGAACCAAGCAGCACGTTCACTGACAGCTCCCATATCAGCCGAAACGGAAACAGATCCCTCGCTTGCGCTGCTAACTCGCCCCACGAGCGGATTGGCCGCTGTTCCGCTAACAGATAAACGATTAAGTTCGGCAATATGAGCAACAAGCATATTCAACAACAGTATTCGTTGTTCAAGATCACTAACTGGGCTTTGGGCCGTATTGTTAAGATAGAGTGTTGCTTCAATAAAATAGGTATCCAGCAGGACATCACTGACAGAAGAAAACTCCGGGTAACGAGTGCGAAATTTCACGACATCAAAAACGACAACAAAGCCCATTAGCTTAATCCTCTTCTTTTCGTTGCTCGATATTCTTACCCGGTTTTTGGGGATTGATAGGCTCTAACCCGTTCTTTAACCCGGCTTTTTCCTCAGCTTCCGTCCGAGCCTCTTTGAGTTTTTCCTGGGCAAAAATAAGCCCATTTTTGACTAATTCCGTATCTGCATAGAGCTCCAGATATTTGTCAAAAAACGCTTTATCAACATCATATGTCAGCCCATAACCACCAATAATTGTTGATGAATTTATCCCGTTTAGCGTCACGCTATTCCCATCAATTTCAATCGTTAACCCGTGAGGCAATTTACACCCCACAATGACTGTCACCATTTAAACCCCCAACATTTGTGCAATAGCGTGTGGATAACGAATAATCGCACCCCACGTACCGGCTGATTTCTTTTGTTTAAAACTGGATGAGCTCACAACAACCGCGTGTGCCCGCATTTTTTCAGTAAATGAGGCATAAGCCGTTTTTTCACCATCAAGCGTATCGGCAATCAATTGAACCAGTTCCCCCGCTTCCGTACTGTATTCAACCACCGTTTCAATCGTCAGATTCGGAAAATTCTTTTTCAATTGTTCGGTAACATTAACGTTGTACTGGTTAGTTTTTGTCAGATTGACTTCCGCTGTTGGCGACATGCAAAGTTTCAATGGCTCTGTTCGTTCCACCAACCCTTCTGTTTGTTTTGTAAGCTGTTTAAATAGGCGTTGGGAAATATCGTCATAAATTGCCTGCCCGTCTTTGGTTTCCCACGTCGTACCATTGGATTTTCCGTTTGCAGCCGGTACCACCGGTGCGCTTAATCCCGGATCATTCAACAGTCCATAGTTTTTAAGCCCCGCAATACCATAGAAATAAGACTTGTTCATAAACTTGTTTAGGGTTAATGCGCTTGCGGTGTTAAGTTGCGCTGCTCGATTGATACGGGCCGTACCGTACATATCCAGCTCACGCTCCCCCCAGACAGTAAATGTTTGGAAATGATAGCTCTGGCGTTCCACCCAATTCACGTTAGCATCTGATATGCCGTTATTGCTGTGATCACCGTATGAGCTCACTTCACCCGTTGATTCTTCAACCGGGAACTGGGTTGTCAGCGTTGTCCAGTCACCTTTTTTATTTTCACCGATAATTTCAGCCGCTCTCATCGGCGTGACCAACACACGAACCAACTCAGGATCGAGATAGTTAGTCAGATACGCAGGAACACCGGCGTTACTCACGGTCACCATAGCTGGCTGTGCATCCATAGCTAACGTATAGTTACGAACATATTGGGGATTTAAGTAATCGACGGCCTGTGGTACTACAATGCCGTATTCCCCTTCAATATATTGAAAATCTGTGTGTCGTTTCATTAGCTCCAGGTCCCCATTTTGACTAATTCACCCGAACCAGCAGCAGTACCGGCAACGAATTTAGTTTCGATAAAATCAGTGATAGTTTTTCCCGCTGCAGCGGCCTGCACCTCACCCGTTTTTAAGGATGCGTAAATCTTATCCCCAACTTTTGCTGGAGTGCTTGTTCGTACCGTAAAATCACCCGCAGTAAATAAAGTGACTTCACGTCCGGGTTGGATCAGCATGGATGCTTCTCCCAACCAAAGAGTGATAGACGCTTGTCCGTCACGCCCCACAAAACCAGACGGGGCACCCACCCCCTTGTTCGAAACGACACCATCAATCACCCAGGCAAAACGCCCAACAGTTACTCCATCGTTACCCGCAATCAGCGTGCCATCCCCTGCTAACAAAGTGGCGTTAGGGTTAGTGCTGGCAAATGCTCCCTCAATGCCGGGGGCTGGATAGTGATTAATTTTGTTCGGAAAACCTATAGTTAGACCCTCACTAATTTAGATGCGGTGGGAAAACGTTTTTCAAAAGAATCTATAGCAGCAGAATCCATTGCTAGGCGGGCTTTAGGTTTTGCTGACTCTGCTATGCCGATCTGCATTTTCACTAAAGAGCGATAAGCGGACGGATGAACACCGGTTGTATCAACACCCACCTCATCAAGCGCAACCTTGTAAATTTCGTCAGCAGAATCCATTGCTACTACATCACCGATGAGGGGTTTAACCTCAGCCTCAGCAATGCGAATAGCATTAATGCGATTCACTGTGTCTTTTTCTGCCTTTCGAGTAGCTGCACGAATAGCAGCATCCATTGCGGGCTTACTGACGCTATCCTCTTCCTTTGGTTCTGGTTTATTATCGGGATCATCGTCTTGCGCGGGAGTGCCTGAAATTAACGCCCGGATTTTTTCCAGGTCTTCCTCTGGCAATTTACCCGCCAGCAATTCAAGCACTTGCGCACAGATATCATCGTCCTGCGCGGGTAACTCCGCAGGCTCCTGTGTCTCCGCATCATCAGCAACAGCTTCAATGATTGAGGCAAGCTCCGCTGAGTCGATTTCCATATCCTGAGCCAGAAGGGTACCGAATTTGTTTTTCGCCGCTTCCGCTATACTTTTCGCGCTACCACCCGCTTTCAGTAATGAGGCAATTTCTTTTGGTGCAGCATCTTATGCTAATTTCGGCTGCAAGTATGCCCCCAGCGCCGCACGTACAGCGACAGCCACCATTTTTTTATTTAACTTCATGTGTTTTAACTCCAGAGGGAGGGAATCGCAGACAACAACATCTGCACCGACTCGCCCTTCTTCAACAAGAGCGACATGGTTCCCGACGATATCGCGCATAACGCCATCATGATGAATGCCGTCATACGTGCCGGGGGTCATATCAGCGACGTAGTGATACGCCGCTGACAATTCTTTTTGTTCATCCGATTCAATACCCGCTATGGATTCAACATCCCAAATTGCTAGGCTGTTTTTCAGGTATGTACCATCGAACATGGAATCTGATCCCGTTGTACCGACAATCAATTCTGTTGAAGGTTTAGCCGCCGTGACGGGAATGTGTTTTTTCAATAACGGCAGGTTATTGAAGGTTGCAGCCCCCTTCTTTAATTCACCAGGGTCACGCAACAGTTTGTACATACGATTAGGATCAAGCCCTAACCTTTGCCAGTTCGGGATTTCTCTTCCGTAATACGATGATACCGTCGCCTTAGAGATAGGACTTTCAGCAACATGCAAACGCCCGTCTCTGTCGTATGAGCGTACAGAAGCCCGATCTAACGCCAGACCGTGATTCATAATATTTCTCGGATTAATTAGTTGCTTAGTTTAGGAATGACGACCTGCCAACCACACCCGCAATTGATTTCTTCACCAGGCATGATCCATTTTCCGTCAATATAAAGCCCTTTTGATAAATCGAACTCTTTACCATCCGCTTTCAAGTGTGATTGACGAAATTTTTTTGCTGCATGACTGTGCCGCCAAATGCCCGTCTTAAAACCGATTGAGCGCTGCCGGGCAGATTGCATAACAGAAGTCGCTTTGTTGTTCTGGTCACGAGCAATCAGGGCTGCTCGGCGCTTAGTAATGTCGTAACGCTCTTGCAAGGCTTTTGTCAACGTTCCAAGATCACGCCCCCTTGCTACTGATTGCATCACTAGCGTTTCAACTTGGGATAAATATTGCCGTGGAATACTTTTATCAACCCAACATTCTCACCAATGACCGTCTGTAGCGCGTTATTCATTTCTGTCGTCATCGTGAACGGTATCGAAATATGTGCCGCATCTAACGCATGATTTAACGACGCATCCATGTTATCCATTGATAAAGCCGCGAATTTTTTCGCCAGCTTGTCAGCTAAAGCATCAAACTGCTTTAGCCAACGCCGGGTTAATTTTCGCATTGCTGAACGCATCAACATCTCCGGGCTAACATCCATTGCCATTGCTGCACCGCCGTTCTTATAGTTGGCGGATACCCAGTAAATCACTGAGTTATTCATCTCATCCACCAGCTTATATAACTGCTTGCTGTACCACACACGAACACCGGCATTAGGTTTAATTTGTCGGAGTGTTTGAAGGGGATCAGATGATGTTTTCCGTGTTGTCCTCTTCTTCGATGTCGTCTTCTTTGTCGATTTCATCATTGATTTCCAGAGAGTGATACGGGCTGTTTTCATCGTTGGCTAGACGTTCGCGGGCTTCATCTGTGCTAATCACATTTGCAGCAATTAATACTGAATCAGTATCTGCATCGGTCTTACGTATGCTGGCTTTTTGTTCATCATTCATTTGATACAACGGTTCGAATGTAAAGCTAATATCAGGATCAATTTCGCCAAATTCGGATAATTGAATAATATCAATCATTCGTGCCAATTCCGTTAAAGAAATCGAATCCGCCAAACCCAGGGAAGCGTACTACGTTCTCTATGATGGCGATGGCCTTGAGCTACTGATCAAATCCAGCGGGAATAAAATCTGGCAGTTTCGCTACATTCGCCCTGTCACCAAGAAACGTGCGAAGAAGAGCATAGGCCCCTACCCGTCAGTTACCCTTGCCGATGCCAGAAACTATCGAGCAGAGTCTCGTTCCCTCCTGGCGAAACAAATCGATCCTCAGTAGCATCAGCAAGAACAACTGCGCAGTTCGCTTGAAGCTAAAACCAATACTTTCCAGCTCGTGGCTGAACGCTGGTGGAATGTGAAGAAAGCCAGCATCACAGAGGACTACGCAGAAGATATCTGGCGCTCTCTTGAGAGAGACGTCTTTCCCGCGATTGGTGATATCAGCGTAACAGATATTAAAGCTCATACACTGGTTCAGGCCGTCCAACCGGTTCAGGCCAGAGGAGCACTGGAAACAGTTCGTCGCCTTTGCCAACGTATCAATGAAGTCATGATATATGCCCAAAACACAGGCCTGATTGATGCGGTGCCCAGTGTCAACATTGGCAAGGCCTTCGAAAAGCCGCAGAAGAAGAACATGCCAAGTATTCGCCCGGATCAGTTGCCTCAGTTGATGCAAACGATGCGAACGGCCAACATTAGTCAGTCAACACGATGTTTGTTCATGTGGCAGCTTCTTACAGTCACTCGCCCTGCCGAAGCGGCTGAAGCTCGTCGGGAAGAGGTAGACATGGTAGCGCGAGAGTGGAAGATTCCTGCTGCACGGATGAAAATGAATCGTGACCATACTGTTCCATTGTCAGATGAAGCAATGGCTGTTCTGGAGATGATGAAGCCGTTAAGCGGCAACCGAGAATTTATCTTTCCCAGCCGTATCAAACCCAACCAGCCAATGAATAGTCAGACCGTTAACGCATCTCTAAAACGCGCAGGTTTTGGTGGAGTGCTCGTTTCGCATGGGCTGAGATCAATTGCCAGTACGGCCCTTAATGAACAAGGCTTTCCGCCTGATTCATCACAAAGCTCATTTACGTTACTACTTCCTAAGATTCAAAATGAATGTAGAAGGATGAATCTGGCTGCTTTGAAGACAAGGAATATCACTACCCCCTTAGGAAGGAAAGAGGGTAGTAAATACCGCATAAAAATCGACAGTTAAACGTCACTGGAACAGCGGAATTATCGGTTAATTCAACAAGCTAATTGCAGAGTAATTTTCAAAGAGCCATCACAGCCTGGGGCTGACTTTATCTTAATTTTAGATGTTGGAAAGGTATTATAATGGCTATCTATTCTTAGTATGTCTAATAACCATCTAAGAATAGTGTTACTAATCAAGTAATCATCAGATCATTACTATATGGGGATAATGAGATCTGATGCCAGTATATACCTCTAACACTGTAAAAGTATAGCCCTACCTGTGTGGCAATAACCATTGGGTCTGGCAAATACCGTAGGACTAAACACATAGGAATAATAAGATGAAAACTTATGAAGGATCACATGGTGAACACGTTCTGGAATATTGGGTAAAGATTAATAGATTACTATGTCGCTTGACTGAGCGTTATCCCAGGCTAACGGCTGTACGTGTAGATCTCCACTATCCAAAAATAGTTGATAACGGTGACAATATCTGTTGCTTCCCTAATCTGGAGTCTGGGGTCATTTCCAGGATGCGTGAATCCCTCGGGGCCAAGCTGGAAGCTGGCCATATTCGTAAGAAACGTGAAGGTAAACGTATATACTGCTGA